TGATAAGAAACTACTCATGGGTAAACTTGCTGATTTCCAAGTTAAAAACATGAATTGTTGGTTGCTGGCTGATAGCAATAGTTTCCTTGATTTGACTGATATTGAAAATGCAGTCGTTGATGAATTTGATATCAAGGGAAAACGTGTTTATGTCGGTCTGGATGCGTCTATGTTCAGCGATAATACGGCTATTGGTTTTGTTTATCCCTACGTTGCTGGAGACGGCAGTCAGAAATGGCATATCGAACAACATAGTTTTATCCCTTGGCAACAAGCTGGTTCGTTAGAAGCCAAAATGGAACAAGACGGTGTTAACTATCGAGATTTAGAAACCAAGGGCTATTGTACAATCACAAGCCACCCACAAGGGCTTATCAACCCAGAGGAAGTGTACCGTTGGTTTTGTGATTATGTGGAAGATAATCAGCTTGATGTGGTATTTTTCGGCTATGACGCTATGGGAGTGTCTAAAATTATCAAAGCCTTGGAATCTAACACGAGCTTTCCACTCATGCCAATAAGACAGCGTACAAGTGAGCTGAAAGACCCTACAAAATTCCTTCAAACGCTCTTTATCGAAGGCAATATCACTCGACTTGATGACGAAATCATGCGAAAAGCCTTGATAAATGCGGTAATTAAAGAGGATAACATCGGTATTCAAGTCGATAAAATGAAATCGACCTATAAAATCGACGTGGTGGACGCTCTTATCGACGCATTATATGATGGCATGTATGCTTTTGAAGACTACGCTATTACTAACAACCCAACGTGGAAGGTAGAGCACATGAGCCAAGAAGCCGTCCTAAACTGGTTGAAAAACCCAGATAGTGGGCTATTAGAGGAGTATTAATACATGATTTTGAAGTTTTTTAAGGCAATTTGGGCTATTTTTGACATTTTGATGTTCATTTTAGCTGCGATTTCGCTTAATTTAACGACTTACAACCTCGGCTATGTATGGTTTGGTGTCAGCATGACCATCACATTCGTACTCGCTGGGTTAATTAGTGAGCTAGCCGCTAAAAAGAGCTAGAAAGGAGGTGATAATAATTGCCAATATTTAATTTAGCAACCGAAAGCCCACCGAGTAATCAAGGGGGCTTTTTTGATATCACTGATCCAGAGTTTTTAGCTACCTTGAATGGTAGTGAGTGGGTTTCGGCTGAGACTGCTCTTAAAAATTCGGATTTATTCTCTATTATCAGCCAGTTATCTAATGACCTTGCGACTGCCAAGCTAACGACTAGCCGAAAACAATTACAAGGAATCGTGGATAACCCAGCAAACAATGCTAACCGATTTAATTTTTACCAGTCAATCTTTGCTCAAATGCTATTGGGTGGTGAAGCTTTTGCGTATCGATGGCGTAATGATAACGGCCGTGATATGAAGTGGGAGTATTTGAGACCGTCTCAAGTCTCTTTCAACCGATTGGATAATCAGAATGGTCTTTACTATAACATCACATTCGATGACCCACGCATACCGCCAAAGCAGCACGTTCCACAAAGCGATATCTTACACTTCAGATTGCTATCCGTAGATGGTGGTCTAACAAGCGTAAGTCCGTTGATGGCTCTTGGTAGAGAACTTGATATTCAAAAGGCTAGTGATAAGTTAACGCTTAATTCACTTAAAAATGCCCTAAACGCCAATGGTATCTTAAAAATTAAGGGCGGTGGTTTGCTCGATTTCAAAACCAAGGTCTCACGCTCACGACAAGCGATGAAGCAAATGCAAGGCGGTCCGTTGGTACTGGATGATTTAGAGGATTTTACACCTATTGAAATCAAATCCAACGTGGCCCAACTACTTAAGCAAGCGGACTGGACGACCGGACAATTTGCAAAAGTCTACGGTATCCCAGAGAACGTTGTCGGTGGACAAGGTGACCAACAATCATCACTAGAAATGAGCTCTAATGTGTACTCTAAAGCAGTCGCACGCTATTTAAGACCATTTCTTAGTGAATTGTCTCAAAAACTTTCATGCGATGTGGATGCGGATATTTTCCCAGCGGTTGACCCGACTGGTGCTAACTATATCAGCCGTATCAATAGCATGGTTAAAAGTGGCACACTCGCACAAAATCAAGGCTTGTATATTTTGCAACAAGCTGAGATTTTGCCTAAAGAGTTGCCGAAGGGTGAAAACCCTAACCGTACCACATTGAAAGGAGGTGAGATAAATGGGCAAGATTGACATTAAAGGCGATATTGTAAGCGATGATGCTGGTGCTTTCTACGAATACTTTGGCATGTCTAGTACCTATCCCAAACTGGTACAAGATGCCATTGCTAACGATGAAGACGAAGAAATCACGCTTAACATTGCGTCTAATGGTGGTGATGTGTTTGCAGCTAGCGAAATCTATACAATGCTTAAAGCTAGTGGCAAACGTATTGTGGTTAATGTGCAAGGGCTTGCGGCTAGTGCTGCGAGTGTCATTTCTATGGCAGGCGATACCGTTCGTATCAGTCCAACGGCACATATTATGATTCACAAGGCATCCACTGGCATCGTTGGTAATAGCGATGACCTAGAACATCAATCAGCGGTCTTAAATAGCATTGATGAGTCTATCGCATTAGCTTATGAAATGAAGACTGGTCTTAAACAACCAGAATTACTTGATCTCATGGCTAAAGAGACATGGCTTAATGCTAAAACTGCCGTTGATAAAGGATTTGCGGATGAAATCATGTTTTTCGATAACGATGAAGAAGAAATCATGGTTACGAATGCCGTACATCAACTACCAAGCAAATCAGCAATCACTAAATTCAAGAATATGATTGCGACACCTAAGACCAATACATTGCGTGAGCAGAAATTGGCTATTTTACTTGAAAAATGAAAGGAAGATGATTGATGAAAACATCAAACGAATTGCATGACCTTTGGGTTGCTCAAGGCGACAAGGTCGAAAATCTTAATGAAAAACTTAACGTAGCTATGCTTGACGATTCAGTTACCGCTGAAGAATTGCAAGCAATCAAAAACGAGCGTGACACTGCGAAAATGAAACGTGACATGTTCAAAGAACAATATACTGAAGCTCGTGCTAGTGAAGTAGCTAACATGACTGAAGAAGACAAGAAACCTTTGACTGAAAAC